CTTGTAAACTAGTATACAAATACTATTTTAGTAAGGAACATTTAAAAGGACCCGATTAGGGGGACGGGTCCTTTTAATGAAACAATAAACCTTTACGGGATTACCTATAAATTACCATAAAAGGAAATTAATTTCTATGATGTGGATATTGAGAAAGCTTTTTATAGCTACTTCATTCAGCACAACAAAGCAGCTAGCTGAAGTAGCTAACTGCTCTATTGTACAATTTTAGAAGTTTCACTGGATACAACTATAGTATAAACAGGATTCGAAAAAAATATGTAGGAAATAGAACTAAATTAAAACTTCATTTTGTACAACAAAGCAGTCAGCGTAATTAGCTAACTACTTGTTGTACAAAGGAAATTAGGCCCTACAAGTAATGATGTGTAACTTTAAGTTACAGCTATAGTATAAGCGGAATTTAAAATATTATGTGGAAGTGAAAATAACCTTAAATTTTAGAGCGAGGAGGAATTGGATAATGGAGTTAAAGGAGTACGCCATTTATAAGGGGGAATCGCTAATATGTATTGGAACTGTACAGGAGTGTGCTAAACATTTGGGTGTACTTCCTAAGACAACACTCTTTTACAAAACACCAGCTTATAGAAAGAGAGTGGTCAGCAGAAAGAAAGCTCGTAATTATTTAACTGTTACCGCGTTAGATGAAGATTAATATAAAAATTTCATTTTATATTAGTTTAAAACCTAAAAAAGAGCACTTAAAAAAGTGCTCCTTGATCTAGTTTTATTTAGTTTATTCTAACTTAATAATGTTAATAAGAATGTTGAGACATCAAAGAGGATATGTGCAGTAGCACTTGCCCAAATTGAATTAGCCTTAAATGCAGCCCAGTTGAAAGGTAATCTAGCTAAAGCAATGACAGCAAAAATCTGAATCAAATTCCCTTGGTATGTAAAATAGTGTGCTAAACCGAAAATAAATGCCCCAATAAGTGTTATTAAAATCATTGCCCATTTTTCATTAATTCCTTTTCTTTTTAAGTAGTAGATCCCTAGTATTGATGGAACTAGAACTAAACATTCTTCACCAAGCAAACTAAATACAATGATTATAAAATTAAGAAGAAATTGAACAGGAGTATTGTTTTCAAAAATACCACTTGCTGCATTAGAAGCAAACTGATAATGGAAAATATATTTCAATGAAAGTGCGATAACAAAACTTTGTAAGATGTTCCATACGTAACTTATCAAAATGATTTTAGTTGCTCCCTTTTGTAGAGGACTAAAAGCTATCTTAATACCATCTAGTCCGTAGATTAAATATAATCCAATTAAACCTGCTATCGTCAAAAATGTGAAGCTAATAATTATTTCTGAAAACACTAAACCTAGGAAAGCAATAATAATTAGAAAAATACTGATAATTGCACGCCAAACACTAATAGGTTTTCTATCAAATAGAATATTCATTTTGTTTTCCTCCTGCTCCATTAGTTGAATTTATTAAGATAAATTCTGGGAAAATGAAATTTCACTTTTATTGTATGGCGAAGGTAACAAATTTAAAAGCAAAATATGGAAAATTAAACCGATTAATTTTGAAGTGTGTAAAAAATGTGAATTCATCCACAATAATAAATTTGAACAAAATAATCCTTTGGATAGAAAGCGAGGTTAGGAGAATGAAGGCTTTGAAGAAAAGAAAGGTAAGGAAAGCGATTGCTCGTCGTGCGAAAGACTTAGGTAAATACCAAGTTAATAAAGCTTGGAGGAACATATTTGTACAAGCAGGTATCATCAAGTAAATGAAAATTGAATAACGTCCGGCTAGAAAACTAGAGGACACCAATTCATTAAAGCAGCCATTAAATCTGTTTTAGGAATAGGTGTCCTTTTTACTTTGAAAAGGGAGATGGGGAAATGAAGGTGTTAAAGGATCAGCTACGTGAGTGGAAAAAGCAATCAAAACAAGCAAAGAAGAAAAAGAAGATAAAAAGAAAAGAGAAATTTAGTACTCGTGAAATTGAGGATTTAATGGGGATGCATAGACCTTGCTATGAGCGTAGACATGGAGCAATAAGACAAAAGTAATTTAAAAATAAAAGGAGTGGTCTTACATGACTAAACAATTATCTTTCTTACCAAAAATTGATAGAACAGCGACACAAGAGGAATTAGAAGGTGTGTTGGAAAGCGTACGTATTTATAGACAATTTGGGATGATGCGTAAGGAAATGAAAGTCACTCCTTCTTATGTTATACGTGAGCACGGTCCTACACATGCAGTTGGAAAACCACTAGAAGATGTTGCCATAGCAAATATTCAACAAGTTAAACGAGAAGAGTGGCTTGAAAGAATGTCATTACGTATCGATCAATTTCTAAATCGATTAGGAAACGGACGTTCAGGAATTATCCAAAGGGATATTATTTATAAACGCTATTTAGAAGAAGAGGACGTATGTGATTACATGGTTTATAACGAAATTGGAATGTCAGAACGTACTTATCGACGTTGGAAGTCTAAAGCATTTTATAAGCTCGCTTTTGCACTTGGGTTAGAAGTTTACGAGGCAGAAGAAACCGGAGGGAATGAATAATGAATTTTGTTCAGCCAATACGTGATCCAGAGCAAATACAACAAATTAAAGGGTATTTAAAAGAAAAGAGTGAGCGTAATTATATCTTGTTTGTAATAGGAATTAATACAGGTTTACGTATTAGTGACATTCTAAAACTGAAGGTTGGAGATTTAAAGGGCAGCCATATCTCAATGCGTGAAATGAAGACAGGTAAGCAGAAACGAATTCAGATTACAGCAGCATTGAGAAGGGAATTGAAATGGTACATTGAAGAGATGGAAAATCATGAATATTTAATCAAGAGTAGGCAAGGAAAGAATCGGCCAATAGGAAGAAGTATGGCATATAAAATACTTAGCACAACAGCAGCAGAATTTGGATTAGACGAGATTGGGACACATACATTACGCAAGACATTTGGGTATCATATGTACATGCAGACAAAGAATATAGCTTTGCTAATGGAGATATTCAATCATTCAAGTGAACGGGTAACATTAAGATATATAGGAGTAAACCAAGATGCAATGGATAAAGCAATGACTAGGTTTCAAATCTAATCATTGCTTTTTCTTTTTAGTTCGAGGATAGCATCACATACCTATCGACTTAAGAACAGAAACTTACGCTTGAACATAATATCAAATCTAGATGAGCAAAGCTATTTCATGTGAATAGAATTCACTCTTTAAGAATACATAAAATATATACATACAAGCTTAGTCTGATCACTACATCATTAATAAAAGTAGAATTCTATAAATTTTGGAGGAAGAGATATGCAAAAAAAGGTTCTCCTGTTCACAGATTTGGGGATTGATGATGCGTTTGCTATACTGTACACCTTTTTTCGTAAAGACATTCAACTTGTAGGAATTGTAGCCGATTATGGGAATGTATCAAGAGAAAATGTAATAAGGAACATTAACTATTTGAAGTACATTTCGGGAAGAGAAGAGATACCTGTATTCCTTGGTGCTTCTGTACCGTTGACAGGAATATTGATTCAGTATTTCCCTGAGGTACATGGAAAAGTCGGATTAGGACCTATCATTCCCCCTGAAATTTCATATCCAGTTTATCCTTTAAATGATATTTATCAAATTATAGAATCAAATTTAGAAGATCTTACAATTATCAATTTAGGAAGACTCTCTTCGCTAGCTACGACTTTTGTATTGAATTTAGAAACAATGCGAAACGTAAGAGAATGCATTTGCATGGGGGGAGCTTTTTTCTATCCAGGTAACGTAACTGCTGTGGCTGAAGCTAACTTTTACTCAGACCCTTATGCAGCAAACTTAATTCTGCAGCATGCAAAGAAGTTGACGGTTATTCCTTTAAATGTGACTCAACATGCGATTGTTACACCCGAAATGGTCCAGCAAATCGATGCATTTCATCGGAATACACAGGATCTTGCAGGACTCATCATCAAACCTATGTTAGATTATTATTATAATTTCTACTCCAAGTCTAATCCTGGTATAAGTGGAAGTCCTATGCATGATTTTGTAACGGTGTGGTATTTGCTGAATCAAGAGGCTGTTAGCCTGTCAAGGGTACCCATTAAAGTAATTCCTGATCAAGGGGAAGGATTTGGTCAAAGCATTGCAGACTTTCGTTTTGTTACTAATCCAGGCTATAAAACGCATGATGTAGCTTTTCAGTTTGATTATGAAAAGTTCAAGAAGGATATTATGGAAACGTTCCTAAAGAAGAGAGTGTAACAGACTTTATTAACCTCAGATAATATGGATTATATGAATGAAATATTACTGCACTTCACGTACAAGAATTCGACTTTTTTAGGTTAAAATTCGTCTAACATACAAAGCTTCCAAAATGTTGGCTGTATCCTATCACTATCAAGCTAACAGAATAAAATCTTCCTAATTGCTGGTACATTAAACTTTTAACTTGATGACCATGTGGTGCTACCCTATTCTATACGGTTACTCATTTTTATTATGTTGTGTAACTCAAAAGAGAAAGTGCTATGAAGCTATCAATATCAAGGGCTGTAACGTTTGGCTTAGTTACACAAAATATAAGATATGGGTAAGTGGCAGTATCAAGGTATCAAATGGTGTATATACATAAATATAAAATGTAAGGGGGAGGTAATTGTGATTCATGCTAAATGAAGAACTATTAGAAGTAATAATTAAATATAAAAGGAATACTGGAAGAAATCCTTATATGTTAAAGTTAAATCCAACTTATTTTAGAAATATTCTAGAAGAATTGAATTATCCACAGTGGATTATTAAAAAGAAAATGACAGAAATGAAAAAAAGCATATTCGGTGTACCAGTGGAATTAACAGGTGCAGTGGAAAAATTTGAACTATGAAGACGTTGGCAGAGTCGTGACCGCTTTTTGGCAGGAAATGTGTCGGTTATTTTGGAATTAACGTGTTATATTTGTATTGTGGGAAGTGGTGGGAAACACAACTCACTATGTTGTTCCTAAAATTCTAAACGGTTCATAATGACGGCACATAAAATCCGAAACCAGCAGATGGTAGTGATTGAATGATACCGCTATTAGGGAGAGCTTTTGCTCTTCTTCTAGTTACTTAGTATTGTGCAAACAGATTGTTGTAGCAGCATTAGGTGACTGGAAGAAGACTAAAACTTCATTTACCGTACTTAAAATACAAAATAATAATTGATAACAAAGCATCCAGTAGGGTGTTTTTTATTTTGGAACAAGAATAAAAGAAAGAACATTACCAGAGGATTATCTGTGATGAATAGTGCTGTTTTACCTTACAAAAGTGTAATGTAATGGCGCTAGTTATTTTTTTGTGTACCATCTATAATAAAGTTTGTAAGAGAACGGATGTACCCGCTCTTACAAAATATAAATAGATATATTGATTTAATAAGGAGATTAAACATTATGAATGTTACACATATTACCTTCGGGGATTCGGCACATGGAAATTTAAAGTATGTTTTTCAAAAAAATAATGAATACAAAAATGAAAAAGTTATTTGTATTAATGAGGATTTTTCAATAGGTCCTATTTATAAATTAGAATCTACAGAAGGAATGCAAGAAAGAAAACAATGGCTAAAAGAAGTACTAACAACAATAGGTCCAACTTCAGAATTAGATTATTTAGATTGGATTGAAACTACACTTAAACAAAATCCACAAATTGTAGAAGAAATCCCTAGTGGTAGTAAGGTAATCTTATGGCATGGGGAAAACGTATCTGATGCTATCGGTTTAAGGTTTGTGTTATCGCTTCTTCAAAATAAAAATATTCATTTTGAAGAAGTGAATGTTACAGATTTTAGCCATCATATCAAATATATAGTACAGGATTTACAAGACAAAGAGATTCCGTATGTACTAAGAAGTTTAAGTGAAATGCCTTCGGAATTAATTTTAGAAGCTCTTCAAATGAAAAAAGAATTATCTCATGTACAAGTTCACAGTCTAATACAAGATTGGGAAAAATGGTCTCAAACTAATGGTGTATTAAGAATAATAGAAGATGGACAAATAACTACTGTATTTGAAGATTATTATGATGTGTCCATCTTAGAAAATACATCAAATGAATATCAACGTGTATCTCGAATTGTTGGAGAGATAATGGGGAAAAATGAACAGCGTATAGGTGATACTTACTTAGCTTTCCGAGTACATCAACTAATTCAACAAGGAAAATTAAATTACCAAGGTGAAAGACCGAAGATGGAGATTCGATTACCATAAATAATCGACTATCTAGAACAGATAAAATACACTATTTCTTTTAGATGTTTTTAATTAAAGAAATAGTGTTTTTACTTTTGTGCGGAGAGTCAAACTTCATTTTCTATATTCAGAATAAAAGTATAGCGTTTCGAGAAAGGAGCATCCAATTGGATGCTTTTTATTATATAAAAATTACAAAGATGACGAAGAGGATGTGTGAAAGTAAATACTAATGAAAGAGTTTAAAACAAAAGAACAGAAGCGTAAGTTCTATGATAGTGGAGCTTGGAAACAATTACGTGAACAAGTAAAGAAGCGAGACAACTATGAGTGTCAGGAATGTAAACGAAATGGTCGTGTTCAAACAGACACCAATGAATACAGTGAGAGTGCAAAGCGTAAGAAGATACAGCTTGTTGTCCATCATATCAAAGAGCTTGAGCATCATCCTGATCTTGCATTAGAAATAGATAACCTTGAAACCGTCTGTGTTAATTGCCATAACAAAGAACATGGAAGAGTTTACGAAAAAAAACAAAATAAATGGGAACATGATGAAAAATGGTAAAACAATTTAAAAATAACACCCCCCCTTAAAATATTTCATGAAAAATTCGTCTTAGGGGCACCGGAGGAGGGGGTCGATTTTCTAAATTTATAAGTAAATTCGCGCGTTATATCAAATTGGAAAACGATGTAAATCAGAAGGGAGGGATATTGTGGCTAGAGTTAAGCGTGAAACAATGAGAAAAAGGATTGAAAAGGATTTAATAAATCAATTGAAAGAAAAAAAGATTGTAGGTAATCATTATGCTGACTTAATTCAAGATTATTTATCGCTGTGGGATTTAAAATGTATTCTTGTTGATGATATTGAAGAAACAGGAATAAAAGTATCCGGCATGCACGGTCCGAAATCCAATCCTTCTATTAATGATTTACATAAAACTAACGATCGAATGATAAAGATTTTAGATGCACTTGGATTAGAAGCATCGGCAGAAGAAAAGAAAGTTCCTTCAAAACCTGTGCGCTCTGCTAGAGATTTAACATGATTCAAAATGAATATGTAACTGAATATATTGAAATGTATCGAGCGGGAAAAATTAAGCTAAATAAAGAGCGCATAATGCTAATTGATTACCTAGAGAAATACATTTTAATACGTGATGATCTGTATTTCGATAATGAAATGCATGATGATTATATAAAGTTTACAGAGAAATGGTATTTTGAATTACAAACATTTCAGAAGTTTTTAACCGCTTTTGTTTTTCTTTTTTATGAAGAAGACGATTCGGTTTTTTACGAGCAGTTTCTAATTATGATGGCTCGTGGTGGCGGTAAAAATGGTTTGATTTCATCATTATGTCATTTCTTTATTAGTCCACTACACGGGATAGAACGCTACAATGTTTCAATTGTGGCTAACAACGAGAAGCAAGCTAAAGTTTCTTTTCGTGAAGTCTATGATGCTATTAAAGGAAAAGAAATACTAGAAGATATGTTTTATCGAACTAAGGTAGAGATACTGAGTAACGATACTCAAAGCATTATGCAATATCATACATCTAATGCTGGTTCTAAGGATGGACTTCGTGACGGTTGTGTTATTTACGATGAAATACATCGATATGAAAACTTTGATGTAGTAAATGTATTCTCTAGTGGACTTGGAAAAGTGCCAAATGCTAGAGAATTTTTTATTGGTACAGATGGTTTTGTTCGCGATGGGTTCTTAGACAAGACGAAAGAGCGAGCGATGAATATTCTAAAAGGCAAAGATTTAGAAGACCCATTGTTTCCCTTCATCTGCAAGATCGATAATCCAGAAGAAATTGATAATCCTGATGTGTGGGAAAAAGCAAATCCTATGTTCAGCGAGCCGAGAAGTTCTTACGCTAAACAATTATTTAAAAAGGTATTAACTCAATATAAACAATTAGAAAATAATCCTTCAAACCGTGAAGAATTTATAACAAAACGGATGAATTATCCCGAAACAGATTTAACAAAGTCTGTAGCTTCATGGGAAGAGATAATGCGTACTGGTTTTGAAGAAGATGGAGAAACGCGTTCGTTCATTATGCGGTTGACTGGAATGGAATAATCCAAATCGCAGATACAAAGTCCATTGCTTATGGTGGAGGTACTGCTGCTAATAAACGATTTGTACATGTAGAGTTATGCGAAACAGTGGACTATACAAAATTCAAACGCAGCTATGATAAATATGTTAAGTTACTAGCTAAAATCTTACGTGACCTTAGATTATCTGTAGAAAAAGGATTATGGACTCACTATGATGTAACGAAATACCTTGGTGGAACAGATTATGAAGATCCACTTGACTACTTAAAGTTTCATTTATTTTGTGCGGGCTGAAAGGGATGGTTGGTTAAATCTTGGTGGGGATCAGTGGATTAAGAACGATCCATCTTATGTGCAGTTTAATAAGAAAAGTACAGTTGATTCATCTATTGTAGGGAAGCGTGTGGTTTCTAAGGTTAATAATCTACGTTTCTATGATGCTCCATCTTGGCAGGTTTCGTAGATGCAGGTGAGGGATATACAATTGAAGGAAAGGTAAATATGGACGGTTCACTACAATTTAAGGTGCACCATTGTATAGGGAAAACATATTATATTACGATTAATGAAGTTTATGTGTATGTAAGATAACTGTATTACTACAATATAGTACAATCATAGGAGGTAGTTATGTGTTTGATAAAAATGAAATACAAAAGATAAATGGGATACTTCAAGCAAATGCATTAAATCCAAATGTAATTGGCCCTACACTTCCCCCAATCCCACCATTTACTTTACCAACCGGTCCCACGGGTCCAACAGGAGGGAC